AAAATAATGAATTAACTGTAAATAGCACAGAAAAAACATACAACACACCTAATAAAAGTTATATTTGCGAATGTGGCAAAAGTTACAAACACAACCAAAGCTTATATAATCATAAAAAAAAATGCGCAATTAGTACTAATTTAGACCAAGACAAAAATAACAATACAAACAATGACGAAGCCCAAGACCTAAATAAGGATAATATTAGCCATAACATGATATTAAAGCTATTTACCGAAAACAATGATATTAAAAATTTACTATTAATTCAACAACAACAAATCATGGAACAACAAAAACAACTAGGAGAACAACAGAAACAATTAATAGAATTTGTCCCTAAAATAGGCAATATTACAAACAACAATACACTTATAAAACAAAATTTTAATATTAATGTGTTTTTAAATGAGCGTTGTAAGAATGCAATAAACATGAACGATTTTATAAAACAAATAAAATTAACATTGGAAGATTTAGATTTAACAAAAAACAAAGGTTTAGAAACCGGACTAAGTAACGCAATAATACAAACAATAAATAAATTATCCCTTTTTGAGAGACCGTTACATTGTACCGATCCAAAACGCGAAACATTATACATAAAAGATAACGACTTATGGGAAAAAGATAGCAATAAGACAAAAATAAAAGAGGCTTTACATAATTTAAATAAAGCCCATTTTAAACTAATTCAAGATTGGATTGCCAAAAATCCCGATTTTAAAGAAAACGACGCAAAGCAAGACTATTTTGCTTATTTATTGAAAACATGCTCTGTTAATTTAAAAACAATTGATGATAAAATAATTAAGAAAATTTGTCTTTGTAATAATTTAAAGATCAATTTAAAAGAATTTGAAAATATTAATTATGATTAATTATGATTAATATTTCAAATAATAATATACGCTTATATTAGTTTAATATAATATGAGTGATGGCAATTATGAGGATATGCCAAGAAATGAAGCACCCAACGTACAAGCACAAGGAACTAATGAAAAAGCCGCTATGGACGCAAAAGCTACTATGAAAGATGAAAAGTTTAATAAGCAAAATTTATTAAAGCGATTTAGTCTAGCAATTGCAGACTTATTAAGAAGAATATTTAAGGTAACAACATGGATTATGGATCTTTTTACTAAATTAAAAGCAAAACTTTTAGATATGCTAGGAAAGGCTTCTGGAAAATTTAAATCAAATAACAATAAAGTAACTTATAATAAGCCTTTACATGCAACAAATGTAATTCCTGGTATATTTACTGGTTTAATTGTACTATTTTTAATAATTTTTTTAACATGGGTAAGTATACAATCATTTTTTAAATGGATATCAGCCGGTTATATTGACTTACCAGATTTACCAATTTCATTTCAAAAAAAGCCGACACAAGTAATATATTCTTTATTTTTTGTAGTTACAAGTATTTATTTAATATTTTATTTATTGATTGATTATTTACCCCGAATTAAAGACGAATTAGACATTATTCAAATATTTAAACAATTAATTGGATCATTATATATATTATGGCCTATTGCGGTAATAGTAATGGGTTCTATAATATCAAAAGCATTTTATAAAATGGCGTGCGGACAAAATAAACCTAATTTATTAAATTTTGCTAAAATAGTGGAGTCGTCATTATTATTTGTATTAGGTATATGTGTATTAATTATGGTTATATTACTAATACGTCCTATTAAATGGATATTACTCAAAATTCCCGGTTTATGCAATATTATTGAAAAACTTAAGAGTTACACTGCAATAATTATAAAATTTATTGTAATTTATATATTATTGCGATTAATAACATTAATAGTCGAAGATGTTGGTTCAAATAAGTTAATATTTTTTATTAGTATATTAAATAAAAAAATAGAACCGCCACCTGTAGATTGTAATGCACCTAGCGCTAAAAAACTATCTGATAAGCAGGTTTTCATGGAAAAAGTATATAACTATATAACAGGGATCATTGTGTGTTTATTGCTAATATTTATTATAGTTCTTCAAGTTCCACATCCATATATCGCTACAACTAAGAAAATAGATTTTTCTATCGGTCTAGCATTAAAAAATTTAACAGTTAGAATTACTAATTTAATAAGTGAAAATAATTGCACTACTGATAGATGTTATGGGTCTGGAATAGGTAATAAAACAGGGAACAAATCAGGAATGTTTTCAGGTATGGCGTCTAAATTTTCCGGAATGGTTGGGGATAAAGCTGGTGCGTTAAGTAATATGACAGGTAAGTTATCAGACATGAAGACTAAATTTAACGGAATTGTTGGGGATAAAGCTGGTGCGTTAAGTAATATGACAGGTAAGTTATCAGACATGAAGACTAAATTTAACGGAATTGTTGGGGATAAGCTCTCTAATATGCCCGCTATGGGCTCTATGCCTGGTGCTATGCCTACTATGGGCGCTATGCCTACTATGGGCTCTATGTCTGGACCTATGGGCGCTATGCCTACTATGGGCGCTATGCCTACTATGGGCGCTATGTCTGGACCTATGGGCGCTATGCCTACTATGGGTGCTATGCCTACTATGGGCGCTATGCCTACTATGGGCTCTATGTCTGGACCTATGTCTGGTCCTATGGGCAATCAACTACAAGGAGCTATGTCTTCTTTCATGGGCAATCAAAGTCAAGGCAATCAAAAGCTTGCTAATATGGCTTCTAATGGTATTACAAGTATGCTAACTAATAAATTTAGCAATACTCCACTCCAACAATTAGGCACAGGTTTAAGCAAAGGATTAACCAACAAATTAAACGATGTTACACAAAAGCATGGAAATACTATTAATAAATTAGGATTAGGACCCGTTATGAAAGCTGCAACACCAATAGCTAGTCCAATAGCAACTGCAAGACCAATAGATGCAAAAGCAGCACCTTGAGCACCAACAGCCTCAAAAAATAAATAGTTAAATCTAAAATTTTTATAATGTATTAAAGTAAAAATTTTAGAATTAAAACGATGATCCAAATGAACCTCCTAAAGCACCATTGGCAGCCATAGGCTCCATTGTTTCCATAAATGCGTTTTGCATAGCTTGGCCTTGATAATTAGTTCCTCCATTCATCATATTAGGGAGCGCATCAATCATAGATATATTATTTTGAGCAGGCAATTGATTAGCCCGAGGAGCCATTAAAGTATTGTCTAGTGTGTCCGCTCTGCTAACTTGATGAATTCCAGGTGTAGCAATACCTTGCTGCACTTTTGCATTTCCATGATTACTTGCACCAACAAGTGGGCTTTTACCATTCCATAATTCCATTGCTCTACTATAGAGAATATTGATTTTTGCTCCTAATTTTGTTTGCATAGTTATAATTAAGATCAATGTAGGAATAATGAAACTTATTTCATTAAATTTGGAATAAGGCACCTTACTGTATGTAGGAAAATAGCGGGTAATCTTATCAATAAAAAATATTGCTATAAACAATATACCTAATTGAAGTATTATTTCAAATAATAATTCTAAATTATCCTTTTTATCATTGTCTTCAGGAATATATTCTTTCACAAATTTCAATAATAATATAACAGGAATTAGAGAGAATATAAGATATTGTAACATATTAAATAAAACGGCTTTGTTATCACTATCAAAGTTAAAAACATAATAGAAGAAACCGGATGGGCTAAGTCTATTAGTGCTTCCGCCGGTCATTAACATTTGATTATCCATAGGCTCCATAAATATTATTATATATATAATTTAAAAAAAATAATATTATTTCTAAATAATGTTATTTCTAAATAACATAAAACATTTAAATAAATAAGATAATTAAGATAATTAAGATAATTAAGATAATATGTTATTTATTTAAATTTAAATAAAAATTTGTAATAAATAACATACTATTTATTATGACCTGTTATAGTTATAAAATATTAAATAATAGTACAAAACCCATTCTTAGCAATGTTGACGTGGTTCTTATATTAGCAATGGAAGACGACAACAGATTTAATGAAGACCCTTTTTTATTAAATCTTGCCAAAAAAACAATAATTCAATATAATAAAGGATTTAAAAAGTGTAGCAAGCCATCAATAATTAATAGTCCAAAAAATGATATAGTCCATGCATATTATACAGCTTTTAACTACTTAAAACCATACAATAATGTAATTATTTTAGAAGATGATGCACAAGTTATAAACAATGATCCATTAATTTATGAAAAAATCGATGCATTTATTGCTACAACAAATTTCAATATTTTCACATTTGGTTCATTTGGACTATTTTCAAAATATAATGACGATTTTTTCAAGTTAGACCATCATTTTTTTGGTGCAGCTCAAGCAATAATATATTCACATGATGCAAGAAGTAAGTTAATAGAAGATATTAGCTTATCTAATTTTAATAAAGGCCATATAGATATTACATATATAGGAAACTTACCAAACAAATTCACCTATAAATATCCGCTCATTATTCAGTTGTTTCCTAAAACAAATAATAAAAATTCGTGGTTTGCTAATGTTTTTATTTTAAGTCTTACTAATTTTTTAATAACATTATTTAGATTAGATAATAGCGTAGATAGTTGGTTTTTATATTATGTTATATTTACAAATTATATATATATTGTAAAAATTTTATTGTTGTTGTTGTTAATAATAACAATTAGCACGTTTTATTTTCATATATAATAATAGTTAATTTAGTTTAAACTTATATTGTTTAATATATTTAATATAAAATAATAAATTTTATATGAAAGTATTAAACCCTATAGAGACTAATGAAGACATTAAGGAAGACATTAAGGAAGACGTTAAGGAAGACGTTAAAGAAAACATTAAGGAAGACGTTAAAGAAAACATTAAGGAAGACGTTAAAGAAAACATTAAGGAAGACGTTAAAGAAGACGTTAAAGAAAACATTAAGGAAGACGTTAAAGAAAACATTAAGGAAGACGTTAAAGAAAACATTAAGGAAGACGTTAAAGAAAACATTAAGGAAGACGTTAAAGAAGACGTTAAAGAAAACATTAAGGAAGACATTAATGAAGACATTAAGGAAGACATTAAGGAAGACGTTAAGGAAGACGTTAAAGAAAACATTAAGGAAGACGTTAAAGAAAACATTAAGGAAGACGTTAAAGAAGACGTTAAAGAAAACATTAAGGAAGACGTTAAAGAAAACATTAAGGAAGACGTTAAAGAAAACATTAAGGAAGACGTTAAAGAAATAAATTCAAATAAAAAGGTTGACTATTCATATTATAGGAAATTTATAAGACTAATTAAACCTATATGTCGTCAAACAGTAATTATGATAATAGTGCTATTATTATATATCAATTTATACAGTGGTGATATTTATGATTTCATAATATACTTTTGTTTTGGTCTACATATTGCAGTAATGTGTATTGCTACATTTATGCTGATTACAAAGTATAATTTAATATCAAATAAAAATCATATTATAAAATTAAATCAGCATAAATATTTATTAAATTTTTGTAATAAATTTTTAGATTTAAGTGATGAAACTACCGTTAAATGTGGTGCATGTTACACTATCACCTATCATATAATATTTCCAATAATTGCATTTATTTATGTTAGAAAATATATCAAACGTGCTAAGAAAACAAATAATGCTTTCTTAATCTCATTTATATTATTTTGTATATGGGGGATTATTAACATATATTTTGTTGATATTATAAAATATTATAATAAAGGATTAAAAACAACTGACACAGAAAGAACTACAGCAATGATTTCAATAACAATAACATATAGTGGCTTATTATATTACTTTGAAACAATAAAAAATGAAAAAGCTAATTTATTAAGTTAATTAATAAATTAATTAATAAATTAATATTATTTAACTTATATTATTTAATATATTAAATATATTATTTAATATATTAAATATATTATATTAACTTTTTAAATGGAAACCATTAAAGAAACTATTATAGAAGACATAGTAGAAGAAATAGTAGAAAGTGTAATAAAACAAAGTAATGAAGAAAAAGAAGCAAAAGAAACAAAAGAAGCAAAAGAAGATAAAGAAGATAAAGAAGCTAAAGAAGCAAAAGAAGCAAAAGAAGCAAAAGAAGATAAAGAAGCTAAAGAAGATAAAGAAGATAAAGAAGCAAAAGAAGCTAAAGAAGCAAAAGAAGCAAAAGAAGATAAAGAAGATAAAGAAGAGAAAGAAGCAAAAGAAGCAAAAGAAGCAAAAGAAGCAAAAGAAGCAAAAGAAGAAAAAGAAGCTAAAGAAGAAAATAAAATCTATTCATATATTCAATTAATTATAGAAGCTCATAAATTGTTATGTATACAAGTTGTAACAATATTTATTATATCATTATTATATATAAATTGCTACGATGATAATATTTATGATTTTATAATATATTTTTGTTTTGGATTAGTTATATCAATATTGTTTGTTGCATCATTAGTATTAATAAAAAAATTCAATATAATATCAAAGGAACAACATTATAAAAAATATGCCCCTTATGTATTAGATTTTTTTAAGAAATATATAAATTTCAGTGGAGAAAATATTGCGTTTATTTATGCATTAGTAAGTTGTGTTATTCATTTATTATTTTCAATAATGGCATTATTATATGTTAAAAAATATATAAAAACTTCCAAAAAATCCAATTATGCTTTGCTAATTTCGGCATTGTTATTTATGGCTTATACATATATTAACATATATGTTAATGATATTTTTAAGGTATATACCAATACGTTACAATTAACACGTAATGAATATAATATATCTCTCTTTTCTATGACATTAACCTATAGTGGGTTACTTTATTACTTTGAAACTATAAAAAACGAAAAAGCTGATTTTATTAGTAAATTAGTAAATTAGTAAATTAGTAAATTAATAAATTAATATTATTTAAATAATATATAATAATATGTAATATAGTTTAAATAATAGTTAAATGTTGAAACGGTGTTGTGAGGCAAATAAGTATAGACACAACAAATATAATGAAGAAAATCAATATTTAAATTTATTAGATGATATATTAGCAACGCAAAACAATCAAGAAGGTAGAAACGGAAAAACTTTATCTATTTTCGGTTCTACAATGCATTTCACATTAGAGCATAATAAAATTCCTATTATGACAACAAAAAAGGTCGCATGGAAAACATGTTTACGTGAATTATTATGGTTTATTAAAGGAGATACAAACAACAAGCATTTAAAGGAGAAAAATGTCCATATATGGGATGAAAATGGGTCACGACAATTTTTAGATGGTCGCGGACTAAGTAAGTTTATGGAAGATGATTTGGGTCCAATATACGGCTTTCAATGGCGTCATTACAATGCAAAATATATTGATTGTAATAGCGACTATAGCAATAAGGGTATTGACCAGTTAAAAGAGGTTATTGAGTGTTTAAAAGATCCAGAAAAACGGAATTCACGAAGAATGATTATTACTGCATGGAACCCGTGTCAACTTGATATTATGGCATTACCGCCGTGTCATATTTTTATGCAATTTAATGTAACAAATAATAAAAAATTAAGCTGTGCCATGTATCAGCGCTCCAACGATGAGGCATGTGGAACATGTTTCAATATTGCATCATATTGCTTTTTAACTCACTTATTAGCAAAGCATTGTGATCTTGAGCCTTATGAATTTTTATATTATAAGGGTAATTGCCATATATATGAGGAGCATATTGACAACATTAAAATACAGCTACAACGTGAGCCTTTTGAATTTCCTACATTAGAAATTATAAATAAGCGTGAGCATATTGAAGATTATGTAGAAACCGATTTTGTTGTTACTAATTATAAGCATCATGATGCTATAAAATATATTATGAAACCATAATAGCAAAATAGCTATTATACAAACAAATAACTTATTATTATATTATTATTATTAAATAATAATATAATAATATTATAATATTATAATATAATATAATATAATAATATAATAATAATATGGTTTAAAAAATAGACATTACTATATTGTAAATATGTCAACATCCGCTTTAGCATCCGCGCGAAGAAGGCGAGCAACAAATGAAACCCAAGTAGCACCAGTTAGTAATAATGTACCTACTAATGGTTCAGCTGCTAGACCAGGTCAAGTGGCTAGTCCAAGAGAACAAGGCCAAAATCAAACATTAACGCCTTTACAAATATTACAAATTCATGATATAAAATTAAAAGAATTAGAGACATTAGTTATGGATTTTACAGATGAAGATGCGTTGTCGAAGTTTGTAGATGAAAAATTTGATACTATGTTATCTTCTAAAAATGGAACACCTAATAATCAAAGCCAAAGCCAAAGCATGTCATTGTATGAGGAAAAATTACAAATGTTTGAGAAACATTTAGAGCAAAAAATAGAATTGCAAAATAATAAAATAGATGAGTTTAAGACTGCAATTAGAGAATTAATAAATAATATTAAGGAAGACAATAACAATACAATGAAATATATTAATAGTAATATTCAAAATCAAATAACAAGTAATAATAATTTATTAAATGATAAACTTGGACAAAATTGTGAAAAAATGAATAATTTTGATAATATATTGAGAGAATTTAACGAGTTAAAACTATTAGTCATCAAATCTCAAACTATGTCTTTGGAAATGTCAAATAGTGTTAACAAACTATATGAGCAATGTAATTATAATAGCACAAAAGCAAAGGCCCTTGAAGAAGATATTGCATTATTACATAATAAAAAGCATGACAATACTAGAAATATTATGCTACAATCCTTATTACACGGATCATTATTTAAGTCTAATGATTTAAAGCCTTTTGCTTTTAATGCTGATGGTCTAGATTGTGGCGATTGTGGTGATTGTGGTGATTGTGATGAAGGCGAGGAAAACAGTGAATTAGATGAAAATAAGAAATTAAATATTGATTTCAACAATAATGAGTTGTTATTGAGTGAAGAGCAAATAGAAGATTTATTAAACATAACACCGCCAAATTCCAATATTAGCATTCACGAAATAATAACAAGTGACGAAACAACAATTAATGCGGAAGAAGCTATAACCGAAGAGCCGGTATCAGAAGAGCCGGTATCAGAAGAGCCGGTACCCGAAGAGCCGGTACTTCAAGAGCCGGTATCAGAAGAGCCGGTATCAGAAGAGCCGGTACTTCAAGAGCCGGTATCAGAAGAAACTAAGCCATAATAACAAATCAATAATTATTATTTATTTTATGTTAAAATAAAATAAATAATATGTAATCAATTAATAATATTAATGCTAATAATAATAAATTTATTAATATGTTGTGTTGTGTTGTTTATATACATACATATATATAAACATAATAAAACAAGCAATTATTTAGAATTATATGAGATGGAAAACCTATCAAAAGAAAAATTGGAAGATGTAATAAATTTTAAACAGCCTTTACTATTGAATAATTATTATTTAGCCAAAAATATTAACATGAAACAAATGGTTTCTACATATTCATTATTTAATATAAATATATACGACAATAACACCACTAATTTTTGCAAGATAAATTTACAGGATTATTACAACATTATAACTAATGCAAATACTTCAAATTATTTGAGTTACAATAATGAAGAATTTTTACAAGAAACAGTAATCGACAAAATATTGCGCAACAATGATATATTTTTTAGACCACCTAATGTATGTAACAAAAATTATGACATTATTATGGGAGCAAAAAATAATAATACAAGATTAAAATACAGCATACACAATCGTAATTTATTATATGTATCAAGCGGACTAATAGAGGTAACATTATGTCCACCAAAATATTATAAAAATTTGCATGTTAAAAAGAATTATGAAACCATGGAGTTTTACTCACAAATAGATATTTATAATGTAGAAAGCATTTATAAGAATGATTTCAACAAAATCAAATTTTTAAGACTAACTTTAGGGTTAGGACAAGTCCTTGTAATACCGCCTTATTGGTTTTATAGCATTAAATTTTTAGAAAAGCATTCATTGGTTTTTTTGAATACTTATAACACTTATATAAATATGATTTCAACATTGCCTTATATATTTATGCAAATACTACAACTTGGTAATATTAAATTAAATATAATTAAAAATAATTACTACAAAGAGCAAACCGCAGAAAAAGAACTTAAAGAAGAAAACAAAACAAAAGAACTTAAAGAAGAACACAAAACAACTGAACTTAAAGAAGAAAGCATAGAAAAAGAACTTAAAGAAGAAAGCATAGAAAAAGAACTTAAAGAAAAAGAAGAAAGCATAGAATAATAATATTTTTATCTAAACATAAACATAAAAATATAATAATAAACAAGTCTAATATTTTAGTTAGTCTTATATGTTGTTAAATAAATATGAAATAGTTTCAAATATATCCAATGGTGAATTTGGAGTAGTTTTAAAAGTAGCATATAATGATAAATTTTATGCACTTAAATATGGACCTAAAGACTTAATCAAATATGAAATACAAATATATAAGCAATTGAGATCAATTGCAAATATTTCACCATTACATGATGTATTTGAGCACAACAATAATTTATGTATGGTATTAGATTTATATGCTATGAATTTGGTAGATTATAAAGTAAAATGCTATAATAGTGAAAACTATTTTGAGAGAACTATATGCATTATAAAAGATTTATTAATAATAATTAAATCTCTTCATGAAAATAATATAGTCCATAGAGATCTAAAACCCACCAATGTGTGTTTGGACAATAATTATAAGTTATATTTAATAGATTTTGGCATTTCTAAAATATATAGGCACAACAACATTCACAATAAAGAAACCCAAATAAAATCAGTAATAGGATCTATAAATTTTTCAAGTTTAAATATTTTAAATTTAATAGAGCCCTCTCGTAGAGACGATATAGAAGCATTATTATTTATTTTATTTTACTTATTAATAAACAACGCTAATTATGTTAGTTATGACAAATTAAACGCATATGAGAAGAAAAATATAGCTAGTTTACTAATATTTTTACAGGATAACACTAATAGTATACTTAATAATAAAACTATAAATTATAGTGTAATCGAAAAACTGTTCAATTATGTAAGACGACTAAAATATGATCAGGCCCCAAAATACGACTACATTACAACATTAATAAATGAAAGTTTCGTAACAAATTAGCAACTCAAAAATACATAAGTAGATTGTAATAATTTATTGACTTCATCATAAACATCATCATTTTCTATGTTGGGAAGAAAGTTTATTGAATTAAAAATGGATATAGAAATATAGGAAGGTATATATGTCATAGTAGTTGGAAAATTATCCGAATTTAGTATTAATAAAAAAATATAGCATATATTTTTAAAATAATAAGTATAATAGTTTTTCCATCTACAATTAATATATTTGTTATGTTTTATTAAAAAGTTTAATATATTTTCTAGTTCAATAAGCGTTACAACATTACATCTAATATTTGAAAAATTGTTGATCTTATAGGCTTTATTATATAAACATTTGTGTACGTAACGCGCTCTATTTATTTTAATATTGTTAATATTGTTATTATTGTTATTGCTATTGATTTGCAATATATTAATTTGTAAATCGCGTGGTAATCTATTAAATATATTTCTTAAATAGCTTCTTTTTTTATAACCTCTATAAACTTTTTGGATAATAATAATTTTAGTATTATACAATAATTTGGCATGATTTATGCATAATAAATTATTAGATAATAAATATAACGGCTCCTTATATTTTTTACATTTAACACATAACATTTTAATAAAGCTATATATAATAACACTAATATATAGTGTATATATTAATATATTTAATATTTTATTACTTATTATTTTATTACTTATTATTAATTAGTTATTATTTTATATAAATTATATAAAAAAATAATATAAAGATGTTGCTTTAATATAATATATAAAATGTCACAGGCCGATACTGCCACCAACCAATATGTAGGAAAAGTAAAATGGTTCAATAACAAATCAGGCTACGGATTTATTACATTCTTGAATGGTGGGGATGATCATAAAGGTAAAGACATTTTTGCACATCATTCGTCTTTAAATGTTAAGGAAGAATTATATAAATATTTGGTTCAAGGTGAGTATATTGAATTCAATATTCAGAAAATGGAGACAGGAGCGCATGAATACCAGGCAATTAATATTAAAGGTATCTATCAAAATGATCTAATGTGTGAAACTCGTCATAAAAATAGGGACATGTCCAAGAATTCCGAGTTTATTACAGTTAAATCGCACAATAACTCAAAAGGACCTAGACCGCCATATAAGCCACAAACGCATACATAAATAATTTTTAATTTTTATTATATGGAGAAATATATATGAAACCCATTACTAAAATAGCAAGAGCAAATGAGCTATAAAGTATTTTTAATATACATATGGATCTTCTTTGTGTATATGGTATTATTTGACTGTTATTACCACTTATATCAATAATAAAAATGTTTGTGTTGCTTATAGTGCTTATATTGTTTATATTGCCATTTATTATTTCATATATTTCATCACTATTACAAGAATAAAGTGATATAATATTTTTTATTGCATTATTGTCTTGATTACAAATAAAGCATTTATGAATGTTTTTATTATCAATATTTTTAACAATCCAAGAGTTTAAACAAAGTATATGTGCATTATTCTTACAACAATTAAATTTACAATAGTCATTGCATGAAATATCATCAAGACATATAACGCATTCCATATTATATAATATATAATATATAATATATAATATATAAAAAATTAATATAAAAAAATAAGAATAAATTTAATGACTTATTAAATTTTATTGAGACGCTTTAAATTCTTCACCATTCCATGGGCTAATAATTAGCTTATTTTTATGTAAGTAAATCATAAGAACTTGCTTTGTTTTATCTTTATCTCTAATATTTGTAAGTCCCGAAAACGCATTTGGACGGAGCATTGAGAGTAATCCGTATTTTTCTTCTTTGCTGGCATCATCAATATTCCATAAATGCAGTTTATATTTCTTATAATTAGTGACTACTTCTTGATCGTATTTATTAATTAAATCAAATATGCATTTCTTGTTAAATTTGCTCTTTTCTTCATCGCTAATATTAATTACTAATATAGGCATTTGGCCTTTTTGGCGAATAATAGGAAGCTCTTTTGCTTCCAAATTACCAACATTTGTTTCGGAAAATATAGTATCTTCCTTGTGTACAACACCATTTTTCATTGTAAAACCTGCAGTCTTGTATGAATTAAACCCCAAATGATCAATATAAGTTTTTTCATATTCTTCAACTGCTTTAATAGATGTTCTATGAGGTCCTGTTTTATGTCCTTTTTCAATAATATCACGCCAATAACCCGTCATGCGTCCTGTTAAACCTTGAATTTGGACATTATAATCAACATTAGGTGTATAATATTCGTGAGTGGCTCCAATACGAAGCTTCCATCGATTTGGAATAAGATTTGCTCTGCGAAAGAAGCCTTTTACACCAAGAACAATATGCTGTTTTAAGGGTTCTTTGAAAAATTCATTAATTTGGTCTGCGGAGAGCCTATCAGTTGATGTATGATTTCTAAACACAACAGCTTGGCGTATGCATGCATTTTGAACTAATTCAACGGTTTTCATAGTAACACGAACAATATGAACTCTATAATCTGTTCCATAATTTGCTAAAATATCTTGTGCAACCCATTTATTTGCGTTATCGGCTAATTCTAGGCTGTAAAACTCTTTTAATAAACCTTTATCCAAGAAATCCTTATGTCCAAAATATGATGTAGGAATGGTCATTTTATAATGTTGATGTAATTCTCCCCATTTATAAAGATCATATAATTCTTTAATCATTGTTGCACTAATAAAAACAAATCGATTATTATGTTCAATCATATGATTGACATCCCATATGAGTGCTTCTTTTAAAGTATTATGTAGAACCATACCTGTTTTATCTCCAGTATCAATTTCATCAATAATAAATAATCCGTCGCGTATATTAGTTAGTTCTGATCTAGATAATTTACCATGGTGAAATATTTTGTCTTTAAAGCATATTGGAGCTTTATCAATCATGTCTGTTTCCCATCCTACATTACTCATGCCTGTAAGAATTCTGACATTGGAAGGATTTACTACAAAATTATCATCGCTGTGAGTGGTTAAAAGTTTGGCGATTTCAATCATAAGACCATCTGCACCTACTTTGGTCTTTTTTTGAATGCTAATAACTCTGCACTTATTTTTATAAAATAAATCAACAATAGCAAGTGCATCCTCTTTTTGATTTGGGAAAATATATTCAGCAGTTGCTTTATCATCGCCTTCAAGAAATAGGCGACGATTAGTTGCTGTAGCCGAGTTGTATGCTTGTAACACTTCTTCGCGTCTAGCAGATTTTACTTCGCTTGATGAATACATTTTCAAATAATTATATTATTATTATTAAATTAAATAATAAAATTCAATTTTAATAATATAAAAAATAAACAATGTAATAAAAAGCAGCATGTTTTAGCGAGAAAAAAAGGAAAAAAGAAATGAAGAAATGAAGAAATGAAGGGTCAAGAAAGCAGAATTAATTGTCGTCGTCGTCGTCGTCGTCGTCGTCATCATCATCATGATCGTGGTGGTCGGTGTTGGTGTTGGTGTTGGTGTTGGAGTTGGTATAAAGGGCCTTGGCCTTGGCAGCCCTAGCATTCCAATCATCCCTATCCTTGGGTTCCAAGGCCTTCCACTGACGAGCGATTTCCGTCATAACATCCGTATTCTTGGGCTTGTCATCGGCACCAGAGAGCTGGGTCTTAACATCATCCCTAACATCATTACTGAAAAGAATATAACCCGTAACACGCTTGTCCTTGGGCTTATCATCAGGTCCAGGCTTCGCCTTCTTCTCCTTCTTGGGCTTAACCTCCTTCTTGACCTTGACATCCTTAGCAAGAGCCACACCCTTAACATCACCGACATTAAAACGCGATGCAATATCCTTCTCAAGCGCCTCAATACGCATAGCAGCCGCCTTATCCGACTTCTCGAGCGTATCAATTCGCATAGCAAGAGCCTCAACCATCGCCTTAGCCATGTTATTAATAGGTATCACTAAATAATATAATCATACAGAAAAAAAGAAATCAATTTTATTTAAATATAACAACAATTGGCGCCGCAAATATATATACGAAAAAGGCTTAAAAATAAGCCGCATGTAGAGCCGCCAAATATATATAAGAAAAAGGCTTAAAAATAGGCCGCATGTAGAGCCGCAAATATATATATGAAAAAGGCTTAAAAATAAGCCGCATGTAGAGCCGCCAAATATATATAAAATATAGGCTTAAAGACCGCCGCCAAATATATATAAAATATAGGCTTAAAGACCGCCGCCAATTATATA